TAGACGGCTTTCTGCCAAACGGTGATACACTTTCACTGCTGTGCGAGCAGGCTCGGCTAGAGCGTGAGCAGAGGGCTGTGGAGGAGTTTATCAAGGGGATAGAAGATAGACAAATGAGGAAGATATTTGTACTCAGGTTTGTAAAAGGCTTTACTTGGATACAGATAGGACACAAGGTCGGAGGCACGGCGGACGGCTGTAGAATGGCGGTCAAAAGATTTTTGCAAAATGCTTAAACTTGTTCGCTCTGTTCGTTTTACCTATGTTATAATTTAAACTGAGGAAAGTGTAGATGTACCTCAGACTTGTACTTTCATTGAAGTCACCTCCAATTTTCTAAGCCCCGTAAGGGGCTATGCAGGTCGAGAGCGTGCCAGCTTAACATCTGCTCCACCATTTACAAAACTCCTTATAATATTTTCACAAGGGCGGCTGCATTTTGCGGTCGCTTTTGCGTTGAGAAGGTGACCTTATGCCAATATCAAGACCAGACCGAAGCGGTTCACATCAACAGCAGTTCCGTATCAACAAGAAGAAGATATACGCTACCCAAACAGTTTGCGGTATCTGCGGTAAGCCTGTTGATTTTTCGCTGAAATATCCGCACCCACTGTCAGCCTGCATAGATCACATTATACCCATTGCAAAAGGCGGTCATCCTTCGGACATTTCAAACTTGCAGTTGGCACATTGGTGCTGTAATCGTCAGAAATCTGACAAACTGGTGGAAAAACAGGTGTTTGACCAGTCTCTTGACCTGATTTCCAACCGAATTTTACCACAATGCTACGATTGGAAGAATTTTTAACAAATTATTGACAATATGGGGGGTATGCCCCCTTTTGAGGTCAAAAATGACCTTCACCGCCGCACTGCTTATATTTCTCGCAGAGTTGAAATAATTGGAAAGGATATACAAGATGAGCGAATACAAAGGCATGGCATATTTGAAAAAGAAGCTTTCATCAAAGGCTTCGAGGGTCAATGTGCGCTATGACTACTATCACATGAAGAACGGCCTTACTGACATGGGCAAAATGATACCACCAAGCTATAACTGGATGCGTCCTGTACTAGGCTGGTGTGCAAAGGCTGTTGATACCCTTGCAGACAGAATAGTATTTGACAGCTTCGAGGACAACACTTTCTACGTCAACGAGATATTTGACAACAATAATCGTGACGTGTTCTTTGATTCAGCCATTCTCTCAGCGTTGGTATCCTCTTGTTGTTTTGTGTATATCTCAGCTGATGAAACAGGCTATCCACGCTTGCAGGTCATTGACGGCAGTAACGCTACTGGCATTATCGACCCTATCACAAATATGCTCCGTGAGGGCTATGCAGTGCTTGACAGGGATAACAATTTCAACCCCACTATCGAAGCCTACTTCACAGCCGAACAGACAGAGATATATCGCAGAGGCTATGATGTTGAGATCTATGACAATCCTGCACCTTACCCTCTGCTTGTGCCTATCATATACCGCCCTGACGCCGTTCGTCCTTTCGGTCACAGCAGGATATCAAGGGCGTGTATGGAGCTTGTGCAGGAGGCTATGAGAACGCTCAGGCGGTCGGAAGTATCAGCCGAGTTTTACAGTTTCCCACAAAAATATATACTTGGTCTTTCGGATGATGCCGAAAAAATGGACAAGTGGGGTGCAACAATGTCCTCACTGCTGACTATCACCAAAGATGATGACGGCGGCAATCCTACTGTCGGACAGTTTCAGCAGCAATCCATGTCACCATACTCTGAGCAGCTTAAATCTATAGCTTCGTTGTTCGCCGGAGAAACAGGGCTGACCCTTGATGACTTGGGCTTTGCAACGTCCAACCCTGCCAGCTGTGAAGCGATCAGAGCGGCACACGAAAATCTTAGGCTTACCGCACGCAAGGCTCAGAGAACGTTTGGCAGTGGTTTCCTTAACGTGGCTTATCTTGCCGCCTGCGTTCGTGATAACACAGCCTATATGCGCTATGCTTTCAGTGACATCAAACCGCAGTGGCTTCCCATTTTTGAACCTGATTCTGCGGCACTCTCAGGCGTGGGTGACGCTATTTTGAAAATTAATCAGGCTGTTCCTGACTATCTGGGTGCAAAGGGTATCCGTCAGCTCACAGGCATAGAGGGCGAAAACAATGGCTGATATCGGTGCAGAACTGCTTGAAAAAATTCGTGCCGAGTTTCAAAAATCGTGCAAGGCTGATAAATACATTCAATCGGTTTTAAAGAAAATAGAGGGCGGCACTGCGAAAATGGAAGAAGTTGCCCTGCTATCGAAACAGCTCGGATTTAGAGTCTCTCAGGCTATCGGTGCACACGTCAACGTAGCGGCATTACCTGATGGCAAGATGTACTACAACATTGCCGATACCATACTCACGGGCGTGCTCAAGGACAACTACAATGTTATAAACTCCGCTGCCGCAGAATGCCAAAAAGCGCTTGACAGCCAAGCAGGCATAAACATCACACCTCAGCAGGCTGCCTTCCCTACCGAGCGTGTGCAGGCGGTAGTCAATGCGGCTTCTGTACCAGATATTGCAGAAGAAGTTATGATACGGCGAATGACAGCTCCGGCGCAGAACATCACCGAGAGTTTTTACAACGATTATGTTCAAAAAAACGTGAAGTTTCGTTCTGATGCAGGACTGGACTGCTACATCATTCGCAACGATCACGGCGGCTGCTGTAAGTGGTGTTCAAAGCTTGCAGGCAAATATCACTATCCCGAAGATGTTCCGAAAGACGTTTACCGCAGGCATGATAACTGCGGCTGTACTGTTACATACCTCAACGGCAGAAAGGCACAAAACGTGTGGAGCAAGACCAAGTGGAACGTTTCTGACGATGAATTTGAACGTATGAAAAAGGCTGGGGCCAGAGAGCCTGTGAGGCTTGACAAACGGGGTGGAAGTGGTATAATGAAGGAAAATAGCAGTATGGCTAAATTCATTCCTGCTGATACCATTGAAAATGCCAAGGAATATACACTAAAATTTGCCGACAAAGTTAACGTGAAAAATGTCAAAAATCTCAATTCACTTAATACGGTGAATGAAACATTAACTGACTTAACTGCAAAATACCCCGTTGATAAGTTACAAGATATAAATTGTTCGTCAACACTAAAAAAAGCAAACGCTCGAGCAAATGGTGGAGGCTTGGATATAAGCACTAAATATCTTAACGAACCACCAGCAATGGTTACCGATTGGAAAACAAGGAATGAGCAATTTGCCAAGCTTATTCCTGAATATCAAGCAGCAATAAGCAGTGGCAAATATAGTGCTGCACAGGTCAGAAAATTAAAGAAAGACCTTGCTCAAATAGAAGAAGGTATAAAATATAGCCGGTGGAGTATGTCAAGTACATTCAGTGGCACAAATGCGGTAAAAGCAACAGTAGCACATGAATATGGGCACATTATTGCAGATCAATATTTCGGACAAATTAACAGAGGTCTGTATTGTAAAAATTATGGTGATCCAAGAAGTGTGAAAATAAAAAGCATGGTTGATGATGCTTTTCGCAAGGCAAAGCAGACAGGCGATATTTATAGCATTTCGCAGTATGCAAGCACGGACAGTCACGAGTTTTTTGCAGAATGTTTTTGTGCACATTACCACGGAGAAGAATTTCCTGATTATATTGAGCAAATGTTAAAGGAGGCATTGACAAAATGAAACAATGTAAAAATTGCATTTCTTATGATGCTGAAATGGAAGCACTTCGTCAAAGCGGCGATGATGTTATTATTGTCGGGCATGAAAATGACGAAGAAAAAAATTATTGTTTGACATATCCAGAGGGCATACCGTTAGAAATAGCCAAAGACAGGTGTGCTTGTGAATTAAAAATTTCTAAAGAAGATTTTAAAAACAATAATGCTTGACCGCTCCGCTACGGCGAGGCGGTATTTTTATACCCAAAATCAGAAAGGACGGATATTATGGCACTTGACCTAGGTACAATATGGCAGCTGTGTAGAGCCAAGAATGATATTAAGAACATCAGAATGGAAATTCAGAAGATAAAGGATAATGCTGATTATGCTGCGGCACTGATACGCTGTGAAAGATCATTGAGTATAGTTTTATCCAATGCTGAAAAGGTCAAATCGACAAAGTAAATATCAAACCAAGCACCTTAACGGGTGCTTTTTTAGTACCTAAAAGGAGGTAATCCACTATTGAGGATAAGAGAATCGGCAGGCAGACCCCCACCATATCGGTAGTGTTGCCATATGAGCAGACCAAAGGCAATGAGGCTATCGCAATGTATAACAAATCGGGGCGCACCGCACAGGAATGGCAGGAGTTAATGCTTTATGACATCATGGCGGTGGACGATGAGGGATTGTGGAAGCACATGAAATTCGGCTGGTCGATACCAAGACGTAACGGCAAGTCAGAGCTGCTTATCATGCGTGTGATCTATGGTCTGCAAAACGGGGAGCGTGTTCTTTACACCGCCCACAGAACTACAACGTCGCACTCGGCTTGGGAGAAGATAATCGATCTTCTCCCAAAAATGGGTTTTCTCGAAAAAGAGGATTTCAAGACTACAAAGCAGATGGGCTTGGAACGTATCGAGTGGCTAAAAGGTGACGGACTTATCAATTTCCGTACACGTTCCAGCAAAGGCGGACTTGGTGAGGGCTATGACCTGCTCATCATCGACGAGGCACAGGAATACACCACCGACCAAGAAACAGCCCTAAAATATGTCGTCACAGACAGCCGAAATCCTCAGACGTTGATGTGTGGAACACCTCCAACAATGGTGTCTGCCGGTACAGTTTTCACAAAATACCGACAAAAGACGATATCGGGCAAAGGCGGTGACGACGGCTGGGCTGAATGGTCTGTGCCAAAGCTCACAAACGCACATGACCCTGAGCTTTGGTATGCCACTAACCCGTCTTTAGGCACTATCCTCACGGAGCGTAAGATACGTTCAGAGCTTGGCGACCCGAAAGACGACCAGGTTGATGATAACATCCAGCGTTTAGGTTTGTGGCTGACCTATAATCAGAAGTCGGCTATAAGCAAGGGCGAGTGGCAGGCACTTTGTATCGCAGGCAAGCCCGATATCAGCAGAGAACTGTTTTTCGGTATCAAGTACGCAAAGGTCACGGACAATGTTTCCCTTGCGGTTGCCGCAAAAACAGCAGACGGCAAGATATTTGTCGAGGCTATCGACTGCCGCCCTGTAAGGGAGGGAAACGGCTGGATAATCGCATATCTGCGCAATCCACATATGCGTGAAACCGTCATTGACGGAGCAAACGGACAGTCTTTGCTTGCATCGGATATGAAAAACGCAGGTATCAAGCGCAAGCCTATCCTGCCGAAAGTCGCTGATGTGATCACTTCGTCAGCAGGTTTTGAACGAGGGGTATTCGCACAGAATATTTGTCACGCAGATCAGCCGTCCCTTGAACAGGTCATTGCCAACTGTGAACACAGAGCGATAAGCTCAGGCGGTGGTTTTGGCTATACCTCAATTCTTGAGGGTGCTGACATATCACTACTTGAGGCGGTGGTGCTTGCTCACTGGGCGTGTGCTAACTCATCAGATAAGAAGAAAGTACAAAAAATAAGCTGGTAACAGTTTATTATATATCACCTACACCGCAGGGTAAAGCGGGGAAAGGAAACACTATGGCAGAATTTGAAGCTATAACAACACAGGAAGCCTTCGACAATGCGATAAAGGCAAGGCTCGACCGCAACACGGATACAGTCAAGAAACAGTTTGAGGGTTATATTTCCCCTGACGACTTCAAGACAAAGACAGCCGACCTTAACGGCAAGATCACCGACCTTACAGGCAAGCTTGCAGAAAAGGATACAGCTATCGCAGACCTCACGGCTAAGAACAAGGCATACGAGACCAGCTCGGTAAAAATGAGAATTGCCCACGAAAACGGTATCCCTTATGAGCTTGCAAACAAGCTTTCAGGAGACACAGAAGAAGCTATCAAGAAGGACGCTGAAACATTTGCAAAGTTTATCGGCAAGAAGCAGACAGCTCCTCTTGGCAGCACAGAACACGATCACGCAGACGGCAAGAATGCGGCATACAAGTCGCTGCTTGCAAGTCTCACAAAGTAAAGAAAGGAAGTAATATTTATGGCAGATATCCTCTCAAAGGGCTCAAAGTTCGACCCTATTCTCGTTAAAGAACTTTTCGACAAGGTAAAGGGCAAGTCCTCATTGGCAGCTCTTTGTGGTCAGACACCTATCCCGTTCAATGGGCAGAAAGAGTTCATCTTCACAATGGATGATGAAGTTGATCTTGTTGCTGAAAACGGCAAAATGACAAGGGGTGGTGTTTCGCTTGACCCTGTTATAATCGTACCTGTAAAGATCGAATACGGCGCACGAATTTCAGACGAATTTCTCTATGCAGCTGAGGAAGAGCAGATAGAAACTCTGAGAAATTTCTCCGACGGCTTTGCGAAAAAGACTGCAAGAGGTCTTGACATTATGGCTTTTCACGGAGTTAATCCGAGAGCCAAGACAGCTTCTGCACTTATCGGTACAAATCACTTTGACAACGGCGTAACTGTGATAAAACAGGACAGCAAGACACCAAAGACACCCGACGCTCTTATTGAGGAGGCTATCGCCGCAGTGCAGGACAATGAGTATGACATCTCAGGTCTTACAATGGCACCGTCATTCAGAGCTGACCTTGCAAAAATGGTGGACACAAGCGGCAGAAAGATATATCCTGAACTTGCGTGGGGCAATGCGCCGTCACAGATGAACGGCATTCAGACTGTAACAAACAATACAGTTTCATTCAATTCCAGCAAAGACCTTGCTATCGTGGGCGACTTTTCAACGTTCAAGTGGGGCTACTCAAAGGAAATTTCGCTTGAGATCATTGAATACGGCGACCCTGACAATAGTGGACAGGATCTCAAGGGCTGCGGTCAGGTATACATCAGAGCCAAAGCATATATTGGCTGGGGTATCATGGACAAGTCCGCATTTGCTGTCATTCAGTCAGCTGCTGAATAAGGGGGCGGCATAAATGGCGGCAGAGTACGCAACTATCGAGGACGTTATAAGGCTCGGTCGAAAGCTCACGGCTGAGGAGCAGGAAAAGGCAGCGGCTCTGCTGCCTGTCGCCTGTGCAAAGCTTTCGACTGCCTGCAAGAAGTATGGCAAAGATCTTGACATTATGATAGCTGATGAACCTGACGTTGAACTTGTGGCAAAAGATATCATAGTTCGTGCCACGCTGAGAGCTGTAGACACCATTGCGGACAGCTCTCCTGCGACTTCGCAGGCTTCACAATCGGCTATGGGCTACTCAGTATCAATGACATATCTCAACGCAGGACAGCAGCTGTATTTCCTCAGAAACGAGCTGAAAGAACTGGGCGTTATGCGGCAGAGATACGGAGCTATGGAGGTATATGACGTATGAGACTGAATATCAAGGGCATACCTGTTAAGCTGTCTGTAAAAACGCAGACAGGTATTGACGGGTTCAACAGACCGATATACGAAACTTCGCAGGAGGTTGTCGAAAACGTGCTTGTGGGCGAGCCTTCCGCAGAGGACGTTGTGAACGAGATCAACCTGTCAGGCAAACGCATAGCTTACACTCTTGCAATACCAAAGGGAGATACACACGTTTGGGAAGACACAGAGGTTGAGTTCTTCGGCAGAAAATTCCGCACCATAGGTCTTCCGACAGAGGGCATTGAAGAAAATTTGCCGCTCAGTTGGAATAAAAAGGTAAAGGTGGAGTGCTATGAGTAAAGTTAAGATAGAGCTTGACCACAACGCAGTTGCGGCTTTTCTCTGCTCTGCACCTGTTGAAAGCATGGTCAAGGGATATGCTGACAGAGCCGTTCAACGTCTTGGTACGGGGCATAAAGCGTATACTATCACATGGACAAGATACCCCAAAATGCGCCGTAAGGTCGCTATCGTCAAGGCTAAGACAAAGAAGGCTCAGCGTGCTAATCTTAGAAATAACACACTTTTGAAGGCGGTGCTTGGCAAGTGATAGAAAAAATAATTCTTGACTGGCTGGGAGCAAAGCTTGACGTTTCAGTTTATCTTGAAGAACCTAAAAACCCACCAAAAGAGTATGTGCTTATCGACAAGCTAGGCTCGGCAGAGAATGATTTTATCACATCTGCCACCATAGCCGTTCAGAGCTACTCAGCGAGCCTATACGGGGCGGCAGAACTTAACGCAAAAGTTAAAAAGGCTATGCCTGAAAGCGTGTCACAGGGCGAAATATGCCGCTGTGCTTGCACGTCAGACTACAACTACACGGACACAGAAACAAAGAGATACCGCTATCAGGCGGTATTTGATATAACCTACTACGAGGAGTGATAATACTATGGCAAACAACAAAGATAACGTATCAACAGGCAAGCCAAAGGTAGGCGGAGCGGTTTTCACAGCGGTCACAGGATCTACACTGCCGACAGATGCAACAACAGCACTTGACGCAGCGTTCAAAAGTTTGGGCTACTGTTCAGAGGACGGAGTAACAAACAGTTCTGGCATTTCTACTGAAAATATCAAAGCCTGGGGTGGAGATATCGTTGACACACCGCAGACAGAAAAGACGGACACTTTCAAGGTAAAGCTGATAGAGTGTACCAATGTAGATGTGCTGAAAACTGTCTACAATGACAGCAATGTTTCGGGCGACCTTGACACGGGTCTGACAATCAAAGTAAACAGTGCCGAGCATGAAGATCAGGCGTTCGTATTCGATATGATACTGAAAAACAACGTACTGAAAAGAGTAGTGATCCCGTTCGGCAAGGTGACGGAGATATCTGACATCACCTATAAGGACAACGAGGCTATCGGCTATGAGCTGACTATCACAGCCACACCTGATGAAAACGGCAATACGCACTATGAGTACATGAAAAAGGGGGAATAACCTATGCTGACAGGTAAGACAGAAAGCGGTTTTGAATTTGAAATAGAGGAGAAGACCCTTGACGACTATGAGTTTATCGAAGCTGTCGGCAAGTGTGAACAGGGCGACCCCCTTGCATATGTCAAGGTAGTTGACGCCGCTCTTGGGAGCAAGAAAGAAAAAGCTTTCGAGAAGATAAGAGAAAAGTGCGGCTATGTATCGGCTAAAGAGATAACAAAGCTTATCGTGGAGATCTTCCAGACACCTAAAACAAAAAACTCCTAGTCCTTGCCGCTGTTATGGAGCGCTATCCTGATGAGTTTGATTGCGATATGGCACAGTATTATCACATATACGACTTTAAGTCGCTGCCTGCACGAAAGGTGGCGACTTTTCTTTGCGGCCTTGACAGCAGTTCACGGGTCAAGCGCAAGCTCAACGGCGTTGGCGGTTCGTTTTCTGAAATACTGCTTGCGCTGATATTTGACCGCCTGCAATGGATATGCTGGTCGCAGACAAAGGACGGTCAAAAGGGCGTGAACAGACCGCAGTCCATAGCTGAAAAGCTTATAGGCAAAAGCGAGAGCGACAGCGAGGTAACAGCGTTCCGAAGCGGCGAGGATTATGAGAAAGCGAGAAGAAAAATCTTAGGAAAGGAGGACTAACATGGCAGAAGAAAACGGCACACAGCTGGGCAAAGCATATGTGCAGATAGTTCCGTCTATGCAAGGGCTTGCGTCAGAGCTGAGAAGAGCGTTCGGGGATAGTATGCCCGATGGTCACAGGTTTGGAAGCTCTCTTGGCAGCAAGGTCGTTTCAGGTTTTGGAAGCACTATCAAAAAGGGCTTTGCACTTGCCGCAAAAGCTGGTATAGCAACTATATCGGCGGCAAGTGCAGGCATAGGCGCTATAGTCAAAAGCTCTGCGAGCGCATATGCAGACTATGAGCAGAACATAGGCGGCGTTGAAACACTTTTCAAGGACAACGCTGATACTATCGTAAAGTACGCCAGTGAGGCATACAAGACCGCAGGAATCTCCGCTAATGACTATATGCAGAACGTTACAAGCTTTTCTGCTTCACTTCTGCAAGGCTTGGGCGGTGATACTGCACAGGCTGCTGAGATAGCCAATGAAGCGATGGTGGATATGTCGGACAACGCCAACAAAATGGGTACTGACATATCATCTATTCAAAACGCATATCAGGGTTTTGCAAAGCAGAACTATACCATGCTCGATAACTTAAAACTGGGCTATGGCGGTACACAGGCGGAAATGGCAAGGCTCATCAACGATTCGGGTGTGCTTGGGGATTCGATAAAGGTCGATGAAAAGACCGTCAACAGCGTGTCTTTTGACAAAATGATAGAGGCTATTCACAAGGTACAGACTGACCTTGACATCACCGGCACAACTTCCAAAGAAGCGGCAACAACAGTTTCCGGTTCTCTTGGCTCTGTGAAAGCAGCGTGGGCAAACCTTATGGCAGGAATGGGCGACAAAAACGCTGACCTGAAAAATCTCATCAAGGAAATGGTAAACACAGTAAAGACCTTTGCAAAGAACATTATGCCTGTCATAAAGCAGGCTCTTTCAGGGGTCACAACGCTCATAAGTGAATTGGCTCCTGACATAGCAGCCGAGCTTCCTCAGCTTGTGAGCGACCTGCTCCCACAGCTTATAGAAGCAGGCGCGCAGATATTTCAGGCACTTGTAAAAGGTATTTCTGATAACATCGACACGATAACACAGGCGGTCATAACAGCCGTTACAACTATTGCAACGGCGCTTATCCAGAACACAGGTCCTCTTGTGCAGGCGTTGGCAACTATCATAACCACTATTGCACAGGCTTTGCCAACTATTTTACCAGACCTTACAGAAGCGATAAAGCAGCAAATGCCATTGATATTGCAGGCTATACTTGACAGCTTACCTGCGATAATCGAATGTGCTACACAGATAATCGTAACAATAGCAGAAACATTAGCCAACAATATTAATCTTATTGTTGACGGCGCTGTCAAAATCATTGATACATTAGCAATGTCACTTTCTGATAGTGATACAGCTAAAAAGCTTACAGAAGCAGCATTTAAAATAGTATTTACCCTAACCAAAGAGATAGTAAAAAATCTTCCTGATATTCTTGCCAGCGGCATACTTATAGCTGTTGAAATTGTCAAGGGAATTGCACAAGGTATGGTGGACTTTTTTGCACCTGTTTCAGACGCTTTATCAGACAAACTGCTTGACCTTACAGACTGGTTTTCACGCAAGTGGAACGATTTTAAGGAGTGGGGTTCAGATATGATACAGGCGTTTATAGACGGCATAAAGGAGAAGTGGCAGAGCCTTAAAGACACTGTATGTGACGTAGCCTCAAGCGTTAAGGACTTTCTTGGCTTTTCTGAGCCTGACAAAGGGCCTCTTTCAAACTTCCACACTTTTGCACCTGATATGATGGACTTGTTTGCAAAGGGCATAGCAGACAACGAGGACACTATCACAATGCAGTTCAACAGGTCACTGCAGCCGCTTATGGATACGGATGTCATACCGCCAAACTTTTCGGCACTTCCTGAAAAGAGCGTGAATAGCGGCGGTAATGATACAATGAACAAGATCATCGCCCTCCTAGAAACCTACTTTCCACAGCTTGCACAGCAAGGAAACATTTATCTTGACGGCGATAAGCTCACGTCAAAGGTGGACGGAAAACTAGGTGAGAGGGTCACAAGCAGTGAAAGGAGGCTTGCAAGTGTCTAATGAATACATAGAGTTTGGCGGCAAGAAGTCCACCGATTTCTATTTGGCTATCAAAAAGGACGGCGTTCAGATATCTCAGCCGGAGGAAAACAGGATAGAAGCCACTTTACCGTTTATGAACGGCTTTTATGACTTCTCGAAAATGGCAGGTGAAAGGACGTACAAACAGCGTGATATCACGATAAAATTCAGCCTTTCTGCAAAAGATGAAAACGAACTTTATCGCAGAAAATGTGATGTTGTCCGCTGGCTCAGCGGAGCAAAGGGTGAGCTGAGGATAAGCTTTCTGACAGACTATCACTTTGTGGGGGCAACAGCTGTGTTTGATACCTCTGCATTTGAGTTCACTTCACGGCGCACCGCTGATCTGACAGTGAACTTCAAGACGTATCCTTTTCTACGTTCCGACGATTACTCAGATATTGGTTTTGACGACTTCAACTTTGAGACCGATTATCTGAATTTGACGGATATATCGCTGACAGCGGTCAAGCAGACACGATACGCACCTCCTGCGACCCTGAAAGTCTATTCATATGCTGATAGACCCATACGCCCACGCCTTTCTTATAAGCGCTCAGAGGATGATGCAAAGAGTGTGGGCTTCACCTATTTTGCGCTCAACGACAAAGAGATAGGTGCAAGTGTATACCGCAACACGGAGAAAGAATTCGACCTTGACGAGCTGACTTTACAGCCTGGTGTGAATACTCTTGCGGCTTATGGTTTCGGTACACTCACGCTCAAACTTTATGAGGAGGCACTCTGATGTTCATAGTAACGATAACAAACGGAGCTGAAAACACTATCATACACAGCGACGGCACAGACCGCATATCAGGCGGCAAGGTTGCAAAGTCTATCAACGCTGTGGATAGTTTCAGTTTTACCATATATCCGAACAATGCAGGGTATGACCTCTTGAAACCGCTGACAACGGCTGTCAAGGTCTATGATGAAAGCACTGACAAGGATATTTTTATAGGCAGGGTCTTGAAGTGCCCTGATAGCATGGACGAGAGAGGTCTGATATGCCGCAAAGTCACCTGCGAGGGGCGTTTAGGCTGGCTATATGACAGCGTTCAGCCGTATGCGGAATACAAAGTGGTAGGCATTCGGACAGTGCTTTCTTCGTTCCTCTCCAAACACAATGCACAGGTGGGTACAGATAAGCGTATAGAGCTGGGACAGGTCACTGTTACGGCAAGCAACAACTACACATACACTGCGAATTGGGACAAGACAATGAATGTCATTGCCGACAAGCTTATAGGAAAATTCGGTGGTGAGATACAACTTCGTGATAAAGACGGAAAGGTGTATATAGACTATCTGGAACATATCGGACACGGCACAGACACCACCATAGAGCTTGCGGTTAACCTTAAAACCATATCACGAGAAGTTGATGAAACGGCGGTCATAACACGTCTTTATCCTCTCGGTGCAAAGCTTACAGACAGCGAAAAGCGGTTGACCATCGGCACTGTGAATGGTGGCAAGGATTACATAGAGGACAGCTCACTTATCGCAAAATACGGCGTTATAAGCGGTCCGCAGATATGGGACGACGTTACCCTTGCGAGCAATCTTCTTAGCAAGGGCAAGGAGTATCTTAAATCTGTCAATCGTGCGAAAGTGCAGTATCAGATAACAGCACTTGACCTCTCGAGAATAGACAAACACATTGAGCAGTTTGAACTCGGCTGTTGGTACAGAGTAAAAAATAGTCTTATGGGCATAGACGAGGATTTGCGCATTGTGGGTATATCCATAGACCTTGACAATCCGCAGGCTTCACAACTAACCTTCGGTGACCGATTTGAAACGCTTTCGGGCTTTATGACAGCGAAAACCAAGAGCCTGCAGACCGCTATTGATGATAGCGAATTCAGAAATCGTCAGGTGATAGATAGCAAAATTGAAAACGCTACAAAACTGATTACAGGTGCAGAGGGTGGACACGTCATTCTTGACCCGTCCGAAAAACCAGAGCGCATTCTGATTATGGATACGGCTGATATAAATACCTGTAAATCCTGCATTCAGCTGAATTATAAAGGTTTAGGATTTTGGACGCCTGAATTGGCAAAAAAGGCTGGGCAAGCCGACGGTGGTTCTGCAAAAGACGGACCATATACGAATGCGTGGACTATCGACGGAAATTTGGTGGCTAGTTTTATAACCGCCCTGACCCTGACAGGTTTGAAAATCAACAACGGCAGTGGAACGTTCAAGGTGGACGAAAACGGAAATGTGGTTGCTAACAAACTGTCGTCGAAATCAGCAGATATAACAGGTGGAACTATCAATCTACAGACATCTAGTGAAACTACCAGTGCCATTCAGCTGTCACATAACGAATGGACAGTTAGAATTAGTCCATTGGAAATACGCATTGACAACGCAAGCATAAGTGGTCACGTTGTCATACAGGCAGGTGCGGTATTCGGATATAATGGCGAAAGACAGACGTTTACGCTAAGTACGGAAGACGGAAGTTTAACTCTTTGTGATGAGAACAGCAAGCCTGCTATATTTTGTCTTGGAAAAACAGGCGAAATTTACTGCAAGAGCATCTCGACAGAAAATCACACACTGAATTAAAAAAGGGGGCAAATTTATGGCAAACATAGACCTTACATCTTTTATCGAAACTGTCCGAAACGCATTTTACGGCCGTGACGTTCGTCAGGCGCTGGTTGACGCACTGACGGCAACAGAACAGGCAGTAAATGACCTAAACCAGAATAAAATAAAAAGCGGCACGATTGAATACACACTGGAAAAGGCAGCTTCAAGCGTGCAAATACCGCTGAATTTGGATTTTACGCCAAAGCAGATATGCGTGTCACTGAGGGATATCGGCACGCCTAGTCCATTTCAGAACTATTGCACCCATGTGCAGGTATACAAGGGCGCATATTTCGCAGTAATCTGCATGGGTCCTAGCAATGGCGCAGTGACTGTCAACGTGCCTGCAGGAACGTATAGCATTGACTACATAGCAATCGTATAAAGGGGGGCGCAGAAATGGTAATCAGATTGGACGAAAATTACAACGCAATGACATCAACAGCCCTACTGGGCTACGTCGGTGAAACGAATGCTAGACCCGTGTCGGTCGAGGGCATGGAGATAGACGGTGCAGACCGCTATGTGCTAACGATAGACTACGGCGATGGCGTTCAGTATGAGGTCGATATCACAGGCGGACAGTGGACACCAACGGCTGATATACTGCGTTCAGCGCAGACGGTATCGTGTCAGATATGTGCAAAAAAACTGTCAGGGCAGGAGTACATACTGGTTAAAAAATCACGCATATTCCGCCTGAGAATCGGTGCGGCTATCGGTGATAATGCCGTGCCGTCACCAAGTGTGGCAGCTGACGCACTGGATAGGATATCGGCAATCGGTGAACAGGTCGAAGCTGACGTGGAAAGGGCTGAGAATGCAGCTAGCACGGCTATGCAGGCGGCTGAAAACGCAAAAAAATCTGCCACAAACGCAGAGAAATCAGCCGACACCGCAGAACAGGCAGCAAGCCAAGCCGAAACCGCAAAGACAGCGGTTGAAACGTCCGCAACGCAGGCAGAAACCGCAAGGCAGGGCGCAGAAACCGCACGTCAGCAGGCGGTCACTGCACAGAACGCCGCCAAGATATCCGCTGCCCAAGCGTCTGCATCGGCACAGCAAACCGAAGCCGACAAGAACATAACGGCAGGCTACGCTAAAACCGCAAAGACCAATACTGACAGCACTGTGGCAGACAGACAGGCGGTGCAGGATATGGCAACGCAGGTGACAGCGGACAAAACTACAGTGGCAGAAAACGCCTTTAAGGTCGCCACAGACCGCAAAGCCGCAGAAACAGCCGCACAGACAGCACAGTCGGTGGCTGACAGTCTGCCAGAGGACTACACAACCGCTGTCGAAAAGATAGCTGAAAACACGGCTGAAATTTCTGCTGTGAAGCTGACGGACAAAGAACTGAAAAGGCGTGTGGACGCACTGTATTCCATTGGTCAGGGTATCACACACCAGTTTGAAACAGACAGCGAAACGGCATACGTTAAGACAGTGCCGACAGGCGGTAAGCTGATGTCAATTAAGTCTGTGGGCGGTAGGTCTATCACATTTAATCAAATGTATAAAAATTTTGACTATGTTAGCGGAGGCACACTTAACTGCAAACCGATTTTTAAATCGCATAAATACTTACTTCGAGTAGACTATAGCGTTTCAGAAAATACAAAGGTATATCTATATTTCAGAGATGCTAAATATACGGCAGAGACTAATAGGCAGATAACTAAGGACGTAGCTGCTGGTAGTGGAAAAATATCATGGATTACAAGCCCGTTAGGTGAGCATAGCAATGGCGGTGATTTTGGAGTATTTCGCATGGTGACTGATTCTGATGGTAGCCAGAAATTAGATACATCGCCATTCAGTAATCATGAGATTTTCGATTTAACCACCATGTTCGGTTCAGGCAACGAGCCTGTAAGCGTAGAAGAATTTGAGAAAATATTCCCTGCTGATTATTATCCGTATAATGCTGGGGAGATTGTCAGCGCTGGGGTGACAGAGGTCGCTGTGGGTGATACCGCCTGCCCTATCCCCGAAGCAATCAAAGCTCTACCTGGCTACGGCTGGTCGGCAGGAACGGCTAAGAACTATGTTGATTATGAGAATAAAAAATATGTTCAATGTGTTGGCAGCGTTGATTTAGGAACAGTACAATGGGTTGCAGGCGACGGTGAAAGAGTAAGTTTTCAAACGTCGCAGGTTAAAGGGCAGAAGCTGACAAAGAATTACACCATTTTGCCAAATTTCCTGTGTTCAAAATATTTAACAAAAACGCAAAACGAGGTTTGGGGTAAAACCGATGTAACAGGCATATCAGCCGATGCAAACGCTGATGGGTATGTCTATATCAACGATATGTCATATACCGATGTTGATGCCTTTAAGCAGGCAATGTCAGGCGTAATCCTGTATTACGAGCTGGCAGAACCTATAGTAACAGATATATCATCATTAATACCAGATGACTTCCTGAGAAATATAGAGGTAGAGGCAGGCGGTTCAATCACGTTCAAGGGTGGTAATGACAATTACAGAATACCGGTACCAAGTGAGGAAGAGTATGTTGTGAAACTGAGTGAAGTGGGAGGTGCAACATGACAGAGTTGCAGAAAAAGATGGTTGAGAAGTTAGGATTATCCCAAGAAGACTTCCAACCAAAGAAGGCTACAAAGGTCGATGAGTTGGAAGCACAGGTGCTATATACTGCACTGATGACCGACACGCTGATTGAGGAGAGTGACGACAATGTATAGGAAAGTCAAGAGGTTGTACGATTTAGGACTGTACACCGCTGAACAGGTCAAAGACTTTGCAGACAGGGGCAAGATAACCCCTGAGCAGTACGAGGAAATCACGGGACAAACATACGAAAGCGAGGAACAGCAATGAAAGAAAACACAGCAAAAATCATCATTTCAGCAATAGCCGCAGGGCTGTCAGCGTATTTCCGTGTCATGGCGATACCTATAGTCATTCTGGTACTTGTGATGATTATTGACTACATTACAGGTATGTGGAAAGCATGGAACAGGGGCGAGTTGTCAAGCCGTGTCGGTCTTAAAGGGCTTTTCAAAAAGGTCGGCTACATATTTGTAGTGGCGGTGTCAGGCGTGCTTGATTGGCTCTTTATCTCAGGACTTTCACAGATAGGCATTGAGGTAAACGTCAGCTTTTACTTCGGCCTGATCGTGACGATATGGTTTATCATCAACGAATGTATTTCCATTCTTGAAAATCTTGCGGTGATAGGTATACCATTGCCGTCATTCTTGGTGAAAATCGTACACAAACTGAAAATCACAGTTGAAAGCAAAGTGGATACAAACGAAAGTGAGGAATAGAAAATGACATATGATGAGTTTATCAAGAAGCACAATGGTGTAGCTGTTAACTATGACGGCGCAGCAGGCAAACAATGTGTAGACCTTGCAACGGCATATTTCAACGAGGTCTTCGGCTCAGGTATCAAGAATTTCTGGTATGACGCACATCACTTTTGGGATTTATTCGACAAGAACACTTGGCTGAAAGCAAATTTCACAAAGGTAAAGAACACGCCAAGTTTCGTGCCGAAAAAGGGTGATGTAGCGATATGGTCAGGCACGTTGAATGGCGGCTGGGGTCACATAGCAATCTGCACCGGTGAGGGCAACACGAGTTATTTTTATTCGTATGACCAAAACTGGAGCGGAAAAGCCTGCACTAAGGTCAAGCATACTTATGACCATATTGCAGGCTTCCTGAGACCAAAGAAACAGAGCAAGATAAGTGCGAAAGTGCTTGACAAGACAGGCTACAAGCAGGGCAACAAAACAAACGGTGTGCTTGCGCTCAAGGAGTTGCTGATTCTTGCAAAGGCGGTCAAGCTTCACAACGTAGGTATGGATAAGAACGGTACATACGGAAAAGGTACTGCAAAGG